AACCTTCCTTTCATACATCAGCTCCCATTCATGCCGACAGAACCATTTCTTTATAATAGCAATCAGATTCATACCTCAAAACAATATTTTAAAGTTCTTTCCTTTCAATGTCGGCAATCTCTCTTCTACAAACTTCCTTAATTCTTCCTCCTCGATAGGAAACAAAGGATTGTACCTGTACTTAAACGTATGAATATATTGCTCATTCAGCATCACATCAAAAATCAGCGTCTTCATTCCAACATTTCACTATTAGGTGAATATTTCTTGTATTCCTCAAAAGCAAGCTCCAAAACATCTTCTTTGTTTACATATTTCAAAACAATATCTTTCTCTGTATATACTCTATATTCCTCTCCTTTTAAATCCTTCCATTTTCTTTTTCCTATCTCTTTTTGCTGTAGCTTAAATTTATATTTTGCCGGACGATTCCATTCCATAACCAAACTGCACGTCAGCTTGTATTCTACATCCTCTTTTTTAATGATTTTCTCTGTCATAACATTACTTTTTAAAAATGTCCTTCCATCCATAACACGGCTTCCTCTATCGTTTCCACCTTCTTAAACTCCTTTGTAACGCAACGTTGCATATACTCACAACAAATGCTTTCTTCATCATCGAAGTAGATATTGTAGTCCCCGTTATCATCAGCCCCAGTACAAGCAATTTCAATCTCCAAAGCCTTCCTTACCTTTTCCGGTTCAATTGATAGATAGGCGAATACTTTTTCGTCCTTTACACCTGTCAATCCGCTAAGTTCTACGATTCTGTTCATTTTGAAATAATATTTGTTTATGTCTGACCCGATTAAGAAAGGAAGCTTTAACCCTCCCTTATCAATCACACCACAAAGATAATATTTGTTTATGACATACGCAATAGCTTATTCCCAATAAAATTGCATATTTAACATTTCTTGTGTTTCCTTCTGAATAGGCTTATATCTCGTTTCCGTAGCTAAATCCCTCTCAGCCACATTATTATACTCTTCCAAAGCCTTTTCCTTGTCTATACTCCTTTCCACCCATATACCTATCATCTGGTCCGGCTGCATATCCCCGATAGACACCGGGTTTTCCTCCGTAGCCTCGTAAAACTGGACTGTATAGGGTCTACTGTATATATTAGGCGTACTCCCCATATATCGGCTTCCGTCTTCACCTTCCATCATTCCCACGGCACCCACCTTGAATGAACACACATTTGTTTCCGGGTTCTCAAACCATATCTTTACACCCTTTGCCACCTCCTGGCTGTCATTGTGCAGCACTATAGCCCGGTATTCGTTTCTTGCATTTTTTATTGTATTTACACTTAACTCGTCAAACAAATTACCGAACATGTCATTAGGTATTGTCGTGGAAGATGCAAAGCCACCCAATGAATAGGAAACATTCTGTTGTTCCATCATATAACCGGAACTTACTGTATATAATAACCGCATATCTTATCCTCCTTTCTTATTCTTTCGGTTTCGGCATGCCTGCCAAAGACCAATATTCCGTTTTTGCCGTATTGTCAATCGTGACCGTACCACCGTTGTTTCTCACTCTTGCTATGTAAAACTCGTTTACCGACTTGGTAGGCGGCTGTTCCAAGGTCACTTCCTGTGTCAGCCCCAGCGTAAACCAATCATAGGTGTAAAGCCCTTCCATTTGTGCGTCCGTAAATACCTTTCCAAGAGGTACCGTTCCCAGTATCACGACTTGCAAATTTGTTTCCGCAACAAAATCGGATTCGGACGTTAATACAATATTCTTGTTGTCTATTATATTGACTATCTCATATACGCCATTATTTAGTGGCTGTGAACCGTCGTCTTTCAAGAACTTTATCGCTACCGGGGTTTTCCCTGCCTGTCCTCTCACCTTGCCGGAAAAATCCACGGTTCCGGTCACTACACCTTTCTGGTTAATGCTCACATACCCGTTTTCATAATTTTTTGTCGAATACCCGATTTTCAGCCAGTAATATACGCTGTCTGCCGGGATTGCAAAGTTATCGTATATGTTGACAATGTTTATTACCTGTCCCAATGAGTTTACCGCCATACCCGGCAATATCCTTACCGTTCCTCCTTGTGTTCCCTGCTGTACTTCAAACGCTTTGTTGTCTATAAAGGTGTCCACGGTTTCAAAATCGGACTTGAATTTTGTAGGGTTATTTGTCACTATACCGAATGTGTAACTTCCGGCAATTAGAATCTTTCCAAGCAGGGAATTCTGTAGGAAAGACTGCATATTCATCACTTCTTCCTTTTCTAAAAAAGTGTTTCTGTTAACATTTATCTGAGACATAATATCTATAAATTTATATTTACAAAATTAGAACCATTCTGGATAAGCACTAATATATTGGTCGTAACCATTCATCTTTGTACATCCTCTGAAACATCCGCTTTTGGATATACTGTCAACATCCGGGAAACCGAATTGATATGGTTGGAATATTCTCTTAAAATAATAAAACAGAGGCATATAAGCTGCCGGCAATTTTACTCCGGCTACTATACAATCCCATCTCGGTTGAGACGTCATATTTGAGCAACCGCTAAATGTACTTGTGCAACTATCTATATGTTTCAGTACCCCCGATTCTATATAACTATTATCAGTTCCCGTAGGTCCAGATTTATTCTCGGTTACATCTCCAAAAGCATATTCAGCCGTCAGCAAATTAGAACAGTTCTCGAACATACTGTTAATGTTCACAGTCACCGAATGTTCGGGCGGTGTGATAGGACTGCCCTGCGAACCTGCTGTCCTCAAATTCCTGCACCCGGCAAAACAATGCGCATAAGTGCTGCATTGCGAAGAATCGGAAAACAAGGATGATGTTATGGTAGTCAGACCACTATTTTCAAACATGCTTGACGCACTTCTGATATCTGGAATTGTAACACCGCTTATATTCAACAGACTTGTACAACCGTAGAACATCTCGTCGCATCTCGTTCCTCCATTTGTCGAATAATTGAACGCTCCAGAACTTACACTTGTCAAATTGGTACATTGATAGAATGCCTGTGCCAGCGACAACTCACCCACGGTTCCGGAAAACAGATTGCTCGGCAATGACGATACACCCGAAAGATTGCAGAAACCGTATGCATTTATCGTTTCCCCCGAAAGATATTTAAATGATATTCTGCACGGTGACTGTAAATTGGAACAACGAGAAAACATGTAGATACATGTGTTTATATTCGTCGCTCCAATATCGTTACTTATGCTTGACATTCCTGTACATCCAGTAAACATATAATTCAAAGATGTCTTGTTACTTGACGTCCTTAATTGTCCACTTACAGAGGAAATATTACTGCATCCATAGAAACAATAGGAGTAATCACTTATCGAGTTTCCTCCAAGCACGCTTGACAAGTTCACCGAACCGCTCAATCCACTGTTTCTATATGTGCTCACAAACGTACCACTTGTTATAAAATCAAACAATCCTGCCGGAACGCTTCTCAAGCTGCTGCATCCGTAAAAGAATGAATCTGCCGAACCGCTCATAAGACTTGTAGTCCAGCTTACAACCGATTCAAGACTGCTGCAATCTTGGAAGGCTCCCTTTCCCCACGACGTTCTCACATTTTCGGTAAACCACTTGATTACTCTTGTCAAACAATTCTGGAAACTTGAAAATCCGTTTGCACTCCATGATAAATTGGCCGACATCCCGTTAAAGTCGAACAATATTATCTTTGTTCCTCCGGAACTGTAGGTATGCGAACTTGTTCCTACTGTCTGCTCACCATCTCCCCATTTAACACGAAGATTATTCAGCCCGGTAGAGGAGGTATTAAGTACGGGCAACACTATGTTCGTGCCATTTGACACCCTTACTTCCAGTACCGCACCATCTTCCATTATTATATCAATCGTCTTGCTGAATTCTTCCGGACCTACCGTGTAACTTCCGCTCTCCGTAAAGTAATTCTGGCTCGTCGCCACCCACGCATAGGTATCGTTACACGGAACCATCCATGATACGGTACCACTCGAACTTGTCACGCCCGAACTTATGTTGTCTTCCACTGTCACGCCCGAAATAGGAGAACCGCTCTTTGTACGCACGTTATATGTAACCTGGCATTTGTTGCGCGTCATTACGACGTTAACATATTCGTCGCTATTGTTTATGCTTACAGAACCGTTCTGGCTCTGATATCCGGCTTTTGACGCTTGCCAGCTTAATGTCTGAGGCGGCACGTATGTTCCGAATACCGCACGCCCGGCTCCATCCGTGTTCTTTGCCGTACCTCCGCATACAATACGTACCCCTCTTATGGATATCCCTTTCTCGTCCACCACGTCGAAAATAACTTTATAGGTATTTACACCAAGAACTATCGTTGCGTTTGTATTATATTCCCCTACCGATACAAAGGTGCTATTCTCGTTGTACTGAGGCAGCTTGCTTGCAGTCGCCGTACCGGAACTTCCTGCCTCCACATTGAAGGTCGTATAGCCCTGCCCGTCCGAATACTGGGTCATTCCGTTAAACGTCACCTGCGCTCCGCTTATACCCATATTACTACCGTTTACAACCTGTATTCTCACGTCCACCCTCTTTACGGTAAAATTGATAGGAACACGTGTGTCCGAATTATAAACGGTAAACGAATTTACAACATCATAGCAATAGGGATATGTCGCCACATAGTCATATGTGCCGGAAAATAATTGCGTAGACACCAAGCCAAGCTCATTCGTTACGAGTTCTTCCGTCTGTCCCACAATGTTTATCTTGGCTCCGGAAGCCTGGACTGCCCCTATTGTGGCGTTGAACGTCACGTTGAACGGAACCGCGGCCTTTTCGCTCATCTTTATGGTGTATTCATTATCCCCTGCCTTTATGTTGACATTGCCTTTTGCCGGGTTATAGTCCTGCTGTGAAGCACTCCATTCCCATACACCAAGTTCCAGGGTCCAACTTGCCGCAATACCGTTGTTGTTGGAATATCTCGTCTCTCCGTTTATCGTCACTACCGCATTCTGTATAGGCCGTCCAGTCTCAATATCAAGAACTTTTACCGTCAGTTTTCCGGTCTGCTTTACAAGGTCTACCGTTATCGCCAAAGGCTGGTTTATCAATACCGCCGTTCCCGTTCTCGGCTCGTACCCTTCTTTATTCACGCTCCACGGATAGCTGCCTGGTACGCGGTTGAACACGGCGTTGCCGCTCGCGTCCGTGTTAATCGTCTGTTCGTCTTCCCCTGCTCCAAGCACGACGGGCTGGTTCCTTACTGGCTGGTTATTCATCCTCACCGTAAAGATAATGTCATAAGTGACAAGCTTCAACTGCACATCCACACGCTTGTTCTCTCCGTTCACCGTCACCACTCCCTGCTTGGTGTAATACCCTTCCTTCTGCACGGTCCAATTGTAGCCTCCCGATATCCGCACGAACTGCGCCTGCCCTTCACTCGTACTTATCGCCTCCGTGCCTATTGTTATCAGGGCGTCGTCCAGCGGCGTGTTGTTCTCGTCCGTCACATAGAAATCAATCAAGTAACCCATCTGAACCAAGTCAACCTCTATCGTCACGTCCTGGTCGATAACTTCTACGGTCCCGTCCTTTGTATAGAATTCGGTCTTCGTCACCTTCCAGTTATATTCCCCTGCTATGTCTACGAACGTCACAACCCCGTTACTTGCCGTTTGCAGCGTCGTGCCGTTGAACGTCACGTCTGCCTTTGACACTGGCAAGCCGTTGCTTCTCACGATAAAGTTTATCTTGTATTTCGGTATAGGGTGGAACTGCACGTCAATAACGGCATTGTCATATATCGTGAAGTCGTTTTCCACCGTCACATATTCTTCTTTGACAACCTTGTAATGATATGTTCCTGCGGGATATATGAACCCGGTTGCAAGTCCCTGTGCATTCGAGCTTCCGGTCTGATTAGGAATTCCCTCACCTGTCACCAATACAGAAGCGCCCGGTACTGGCTCCACACCGTCCCTTATACGGAAAGTCACGTTATAGTAGAGTATCTTCTCCATCTCGATTTCGATATTGGTTGAATCCACTATTTCGGCATTTCTTCTCACCGTATAATAGTCCTCATATTCTGCCACATATTCGTATATACCGGGGAACACCTCGAATGTCGCTATACCGTTGCTTCCGGTATATTGCACCTTTCCTGCAAAGGACACTTTCACATTCTGCATCCAGTCTTTCGTCTCCTTGTCCCTTACAAAGAACGTAACCACCCGTTCATAGGCGGCTCCCATTAATTGTACATATTCTACAGCATCCTTATCCACCAATAGGGAGTTCTCCACGCTTTCAAAGTTTTCGGCTTCCACCTCGTAATACCATTGTCCGCGCGGTAACGTTATCTTCGCCTCCCCGTTCACGTCCGTTGTCAGTTCTTCACCGTTTACCGTTATCTTCGCATTAGGTATATACTTGTTCCGATTTGAAAATACCTTGAACAATATCTGATATTCCTCCTCCCCTACATAAGGACGTATCAATTCGCTGCCGAATATGTTCTTATATCCAACAAGGTAATTTTTTAGGAAGGTCTCTACGGTGAACTGTCTCTGATATGCATTGTTCTTGTAGTAGGCGGCTATAATATCGCGTTCACCCAAATATCCTTGTGAAAACGGCAGATATAAAGGCTTCACATGAAAATCGTATATATATACATACGGATGGCTTCCGGTCGTTCTTTCCTGGATAAATATGGGTGCGATATACTTCATTCCCGGCATTATCGACAAAGCACGTCCGGACGGGAAATTAAGTGAAGGCGCGTTCAAAAACTTCTCGTTCGTTGACAGCAGTATTCCCTTTATGTAGTAATATATACCGTCATTCTTTATATCCAAATACTCCTCTTCATGGAACCATAGGGAGCTTCCGGTTATCTGTCCGTTTTCCAATATCCCCATAGGCAACGGCTCGCCATCTACCGTCTCGTACCCCGCTACTCCGAACTTAAGGTTTTCATTGTCTGTAGCCGATACCTTTACTTGTAACGATATTTCGTAGGACAAGTTAGGGTCTATTATTACAAGCTTGTCCAAATCCACCCTGCCGTCTATGCCTACGGCTTGATTGCCGAAAAATGTCATAGCGTTGAATATCTCTCCGTCGTCCCCGTTTTCATCTTGCGTTATACTTATGCTTTCCGGTATCAATAGAGGATAATTATTCAAATCCTCTACCCCTTTTGTATATTCATACGCTTTTGATACATTCATTACCGTATTCGTCCGGTCACATGTAGGCGAACTATGACCCATCGCCCATCCCGTAGCTTCTGGTCTCAACAAGGCAAATATGAACTCGTCCAGTGAATTGTATCTTATCAACCGCAACAATTCCCCCAATATCTCGCCTTCCTTGCTTATGATGTCAAGCCTTCCGCGTTTTGAGTATTCTTCCAGATAATTGTAGAATAGGTATTCCATCTGTTCCTGGCTATCCACCATGTTAGTGACAAGACCCCTGTTCTGAATGAACATTTCAAAAAGAATCTGATTCGTATCTATCTTCTTGTATTGTCTTGCATACAGCACTATCAAAGCGAATATATGGGTTATCGTCCCCCAAAACGCACGGAAATCTTCATTCTCTTTCTTCTTTAAGAATGTAGGCAATATTCCCCTTCCTTCGAGCTTTTCCAGTACATTTTCTGCCCACCGTATAACGTCTTTATCGTTTTCCTCAAAGAAACGACTGAACGGCAAGTTGTCGTATATGGGTGTGGATTGAGGTAAAAATAATCCCCCACACGGGTTTTCTTTCTTTATTCTTTTTTCCATGTTGAGACACAATTAATTGCACGGTAAAAATACGATTAATTTTGGATATTACGAAAACAAACGAGATGA